AGAATGCACATGGTTGCACCGTTGTTTGAAGCGGGTATGGTATGGGCACCGGAAGATAAATCTTTCGCGGATGATGTAATTGAGGAAGTAGTTTCGTTTCCTAATGGTGACAACGACGACTTTTGTGATAGTATGACGTTAGCACTGATGCGTTTTCGTAGAGGTGGGTTCATTTCTCTAGTGGGGGAAGACGACCTCGAGGATGATTGGCGACCCAAAAAGAGGGAATATTACTGATGGCATTACCACCAAACATGGTCGCACCGGGGTTAAACCTTGATGACACAGCGGGGCTCCCAGACGTAGAAATTTCTATTGACGCGCCGATGGAGTTCCCTGGTGGTGCAGAAGTTATTGAAGATGGCATGGGTGGTGCGATTGTACAGCCCATGGACATGCAACAAGAGATGATGGCTCAAGAGGAGTTGATCCCGTTTGACGCCAACCTAGCAGAGTTTCTAGATGATGGGGACCTTGGGGAGTTATCTACTGAATTGCGTGGTTTGTACGAAGATGACCTAGAATCAAGGTCCGATTGGGAAGAAGCGTATGTCAAGGGGCTAGATTTACTTGGCATTAAGATGGACGAGCGCACAACTCCGTTCCAAGGTGCGTCTGGAATCACGCATCCGTTGGTTGCGGAAAGCGTTACACAGTTCCAAGCGCAGGCTTACAAAGAGTTATTGCCTTCGGGTGGCCCAGTTAAGACTGGTGTACTGGGGGCCAAGACCCCAGAGCGGGAGGCACAGGCCACTCGCGTAAAAGATTTTATGAACTACCAGATTACGGAGGTCATGGAAGAGTACGATCCGGATATGGATCAGCTTCTGTATTATCTCCCGTTGAGTGGTTCGACATTCAAGAAAGTATACTACGATCCGACTCGGCAACGGGCGGTATCTAAGTTTATACCGGCGCAGGACTTGGTTGTTCCGTATTCAGCGTCTGATTTAACTACGGCCAACCGGGTAACGCATGTGTTACGGATGGACGAGAACGAAGTTCGTAAGATGCAGGTTGCGGGAATGTACCGTGACGTTGACCTAAAGCCTTCGGATGATGTTGAAGAGGATACGGTTCGCCAGAAGGTAAACGAGCTTGAGGGCTTGTCAAAGAACTACAGTGAAGATGTGTTGACGATTCTTGAGATCCACGCTGATTTGGAGATCGAAGGTTTTGAAGACATAGACGTGGAAACGGGGGAGCCCACTGGTATCCGCCTTCCTTACATTGTTACGATTGATCACACCTCTGGGCAGATACTTTCTATCCGCCGAAACTATTCCATGGATGATCCGCTTCGTCGGAAGCGTCCGTATTTTGTTCACTACAAGTTTACTCCAGGTCTGGGGTTTTATGGCTTTGGTTTGATCCACATGATTGGTGGGCTCGGTAGAGCCGCTACAAGCATCCTACGACAGCTAATCGACGCTGGAACCCTTGCTAACCTCCCAGCCGGTTTTAAGGCCCGTGGAGTGCGTGTACGCAACTCTGATGAGCCACTACAGCCAGGAGAGTGGAGAGACATCGACGCCCCTGGAGGAAGTATCAGGGACGCTATTGTGCCTCTGCCCTACAAGGAGCCGTCAGCTACGTTGGCTCAAATGCTTGGTGGATTGGTCAGTGACGGGCGCAGGTTTACTGCGTTAGCCGATCAGCAGATGTCAGACATGAACCAAGAAACGCCTGTGGGAACTACGGTTGCCATGTTGGAGCGTGGAACTAAGGTTATGTCTGCAATTCACAAACGCCTGCACTACGCGCAAAAGTCTGAGTTCCGACTTCTCGCGCGTATCTTCGCTGAAAACCTACCTCCGGATTACCCATATGAGGTTGCAGGGGCACCTGCTGCGGTCAAGGCGCAAGACTTTGATGGTCGGATCGACGTCCTCCCAGTCTCTGATCCGAACATCTTTTCGATGGCGCAGCGTGTGACACTGGCTCAGACTCAACTTCAACTGGCTCAGTCTAACCCGCAGATGCATAACCTGCATGCGGCTTATCGACGGATGTATCAGGCGTTAGAGGTGCAAAACATAGATGAGATCTTACCACCGCCTCCACCGCCGCCTCCTCCACAGGATCCAGCCGTAGAGAATGGTGCGATGATCAATGGGCAGAATCCACAGGCATCTCCTGAACAGGACCATGATGCACACATTCAAGCGCATTTATCGCTACTGGATCTATCGGTTCTACAAACTGCACCACCTGTATTGGCGGCTGTGTTTTCTCACATCTTCCAGCACATTAGCATGAAGGCTCGTGAGATGGTGGATGCTGAGATTGAAGCGTTGAATGAAGAGAACATGATGCAGCAAGAAACGGCGATGCAACAGCAGAACCAGCAGTTACAGCTTATGGTGCAGGCGGGTGCGATTGATCCTGCTAGTGCCCAACAGATGGCGGCACAACAGATGCAACAGCAGGCTCCGCCACAACAGTTCACACCGGAGCAGATTGAGGCTCGAGTTGCTCAGATTGAGGCTGAACTGACCAAAGAACTTGTACCGATGCTTTCTGCGAAGAGTGATACCGAGGAGAAAGATCCACTGGTAGATATTCGTATGCAGGAACTGGCAATTAAAGAAGCGGAAGCGCAACACAAGTTAGCACTTGACCAAGCGAAATTAGAGCTCGAGGGGATGAAAATCGAGCAACGTGCGGTTACGGATGCTGCTAGACTAGAACTTCAAGAGCAAATCGCTGATGATCGTACTGACGTGAACCGTGAACGGATTGACGCCCAACGACAAGCAGCGGAACAAAGAAGTTCTTCTTAGAGCAGAAGATCGTCAACCGTATGAGTTACCGCTATGTTAGATCCTGTCAGTGCGATTGCACTCGCCACAAGTGCATATAGGGGAATTAAAAAGGCTTGCGAGGTGGGCAAGGAGATTTCTAGTTTCACTGGTGCTATTTCTCAATTCGCTAAAGCAGCGAGTGATATAGACTTTCTTGAACAGAAAGCACAGAAGCCCCCACTTTATAAAATGTTTTCTAATACTCAGGCAACTGCGCTAGATATCTGGACGCAGAAACAAAAACTAAAAGAGATGCGGGAAGAGCTAAGAGAGTATATCTCTTTTGTGTACGGGCCTTCTGCTTGGAAAGAGATAGTGGCTATTGAGGCACAACAACGCAAAGAACAAAGAGAGCTAGTTTATGCAAAAAAAGAAGCTATAGATAATCTGATTAATGGAATAATTATTACAGTAATTGTATGTCTTAGCCTGTCTATAACAGGTGGCACTATATATTTTGTAGGACATCAGCAAGGTAAATGGTGAGTGATTCTAGTACAAAGAGGGAAAAACTACGTTGTATATGACAAACGTGGAAAAGTAGTTATAATAACTGTAGATAGGCACATTGCTATAAGTTACGCGAGGCAACAAAAATGACAGAGTTCGACAAGGCAGATCTAAACAATAACTCAACCATTGAGCGCAGCGAATGGAATTTACTTGCGCTCGAGGACCGTAGGCTTGAGATACACGACCAAGATTTAAAGCGTAATGCAGAGCGTAGGTTCACAGGTTTTGCGTTGGCTGGAATGTTAATTTATCCATTCATTATTCTTTTTGCTTCGGTGCTAGGTTTTGACAAAGCTGCAACTTTAATTACAGATATAGCCAGTGTGTATGTTATTGCTGCATCGGGCGTTGTCGCTGCTTACATGGGCTTCAATGCTTACTCTGCGAAAGCGGACAAGAGGAAAGCGTCTATAAGTTATGATGATAGGGATTTAGAGAAATGAGTTTAATTGCTTCTTTAATTGGCCCTGTATCGGGGATCTTAGACAAGGTAATCCCTGACTCTGACATGAAAGCCAAGCTGGCCCATGAGATAGCGACCATGTCCGATACCCATGCCCAGCAGGCGTTGCTCGCTCAGTTAGAGATCAACAAGGCTGAAGCGGCCTCTGGCAGTTTGTTCAAGGGGGGTTGGCGACCAGCGGTTGGGTGGATATGTGCAATCGCGTTTGGATACCACTTCGTGCTTCAACCCCTGCTAGTTTTTGTTTTAACAGCCTCTGGGGTAGATCTACCTGATTTACCTGAGTTTGATATGGGTACACTTCTTACAGTCTTGGGAGGCATGCTCGGAATTGGTGGGCTAAGAACCGTAGAAAAGGCAAAAGGATTGACAAAATGAAATGGTTATCGCTCTCTTATTGGTGGAATCTTTTGATGGGAGACTCCGAGGACAAGAAGTCCTCAACTAAACGCGGACGCCCCAAGGGTTCTAAAAACAAACCTAAGACCCGCAAGAAAAAAAAATAACTTCTCATGGAAAACGATATCGAGATGAGCCAAACAGTAGGCTCAATAGGAACCAAAACAATTAACATTGGCACGGGCGGCGGCAGTGATGTTGAAGCTGGCATTGAATTTATATATCATATGCGTGAGCATTTGATTGATGTCACCGTGGCTACAGTTTACGGACTTGTGGTGTTTGCTATTGTACTGTGGCTGAAAAAGAAGTTTTCTAGTTGATGTGGGTACTGGTATGGATGCAGCTAATCTCGGGGCAACCTGTAGAACATTTTCAATTAGCTGTGTACACCAACGCTGCGGATTGCGAAAAGAATAGAAAACGTGCAGAGATTATGGTAACACACAACGGAATTGCTGTAGCCTGTTTGGAGGTTAAGATATGACCATATTAATAAATCTATACTACAGGATCAAATATAAGATAACTGGAGTTTTGTACCACAAGGGGAAAACAAAATGACATTTAAACTAAGCTCACGAAGCGAGTCCAGATTAGAGGGTTTAGACCCACGTCTTATTGCGGTTGTTAAATCAGCTATTCACAAATCAAAGATAGACTTTGGTGTGATCTGTGGAATGAGAACTCTTGATGAGCAGAAAGAACTTGTTGCTAAAGGCGCAAGCCAGACGATGAAATCTAAGCACCTTCAAGGATATGCCGTTGACCTCATGGCTTACATTGGCAGTCGCGGTTCCTGGGAATTAAACCTTTACGATGATTTAGCAGACGCAATGGCTGAAGCTGCTAGGGAAATAGATGTTCCTTTGCGCTGGGGCGCAGCATGGCACATATCAAATATAGCTCAGTTTGAAGGTACTATGGAAGATGCCATGAATGAGTACATTGATACTAGAAGAACCCAAGGCCGTAGACCTTTTATCGACGGCCCACATTTTGAACTAATGGTTTAGGAGAAAGACTATGGCAGCACCTGAGAAGTCACTACGCCCAAAATTACGCAAAAAGAAAAAAATGACTGATATTGATAAAGCGGTCATTGAGGCTATGAATTATGGTCGTGCCCCTGGGACTGCGTACTTTGACGAGGATGGTAAGGAACGTATGCCCGAGCAAGACTTTAACAAAGGTGGTCTTGTTGGAAATCAAAGCGTACTTGACAAAAACAACGACGGTGAAATATCTGGTGCGGACTTCAAAATGATGAAGAACGGCGGCAGAGTCCAAGTGAAAGGAATGGCTATGGGCGGTAAAGTTAAAGCTAAAGGCATGGCTATGGGCGGCAAGGTTATGTCCAAAGGTTACGCTATGGGTGGTAAAGTTAAAGCTAAAGGCATGGCAATGGGCGGTAAAGTAAAGTCCAAAGGCATGGCAATGGGTGGCAAGGTTATGTCTAAAGGTTACGCTATGGGCGGCAGAGTAATGTCCAAAGGTGAAGCAATGGGTGGTGCAGGTTTCGGTGCGGCTCGTTCTTCAGGAAAACCTATCGTAACTTATTAATGGCATTTTTACAAAGTAACATCCCGCACTTTAAGTGCTGGGTGCGGCGTGAGTACACACATAACCACACTGCGTACCACGGAGAGTTTTTACATGCGATGGCGATTGGCGTCACCACCATGCCGAACAGATGCCTGAGTTTTCAGGTGATTTTTACTGGCTGCGAAGCGGACATCGAGGGAACACCCAATGTCCACGGCGGAGCAATGTGGGCAAGAATGCCCATCACAGCCCTAGTAGCGGACACTCCTTTTGAAGAGTGGCCTGAAGCTATGCCTGTTCATGCAGCACAGCCTTGGGACTGTTCGTCTCGCACACATGCTGTGTACCAGATGGATAGAGCCACACCGTGCCCCTGGCTTGCAAAGGTAGGAAGTGAGTTCTACCCCGCTAAATATATGTTTACCGTGGATTATACCGACAGCGAGATAGCGGATGACCCTGCACAACATAAACAGAGTCACGTTTTAGAACTGCTCGATGCTGGTCCATACACCGGTAACATTGTTGCTTTGCCTAACAATAGGGTACGAGTTACACACCCAGCTTGGTTTAACACCGGAGAAGGTGCGCCAGACTTTAGGCCGTCTCAACACATTCATTACTCAAAGTCTGATTTAGATTACACCCTGGATGTGAACCAAGTGTTTGATAACTTGTACAACGATAATTCTGGTGAAGAAGAACCTGAAGGAGATAATCTTTAATGGACCTTGTAGACTTCTCGACATACATGTATAAGCTACTACGAGAGCGCGAACAAGATATTGCAAGTTCTCTCGCACATGATGCTGCCAAAGATTGGGAGCATTACAAACTCATGGTAGGTGAGATACGGGGCCTTACCTACGCCCGTGAGGAAATAAAAGCCCTGCTGGAGAGAAACGCTGACGATGTCGAAGACCTTATATCTTCCTGAACACGTCGCGCAGAAAATGAACAAGGACAAAGAGAAGGCTCCGGCTGACTCGTCCGATGTACATAGCGCGTATGTTGACGCCACTGAGAAGGTGTTAGACCCTTCTCTATTAGAGAAACCCCTTTTGGAACGACTACCGCAGCCTACTGGCTGGCGTTTATTGGTGATGCCTTATCAAGGTGCAACCAAGACGCAGGGTGGTTTACATATCCCAGATGAAATTCGTGCTCGTGAGGCTGTAGCTACTGTTGTGGCCTACGTTCTAAAGCTCGGACCTTTGGCTTATAAGGACCCAGACAAGTTTGGACAAGACGCGGCACCTTGGTGCGCGGAGGGTCAGTGGGTGTGTATTGGTCGATATTCGGGATCACGTTTTAGAATTGACGGCGGGGAGGTTCGCATCATTAACGATGATGAAGTTATCGCCACTATTCTTGAACCTGACGACATCAAACAGGTTTAGGAGAAACAGATGGCTGAAGAAAAATTAGAACAAGAGGTCCTTGAAGATGAGGGCGTCGAGGTTGAAATCGAGGTTAAGGAAGAAGAGCCTGTTGAACAAGAGGTTGTTGTAAAGGAAGATGCCGCAGAAGAAGTTGAGTCTGCAAGTGCAGAGCCTGAAACAACTGAAGATGAACTAGAGACTTACAGTAGCAAAGTTCAAAACAGGATTAAAAAGCTAACGGAGAAGTACCGCAAGGAAGAACGTGACCGTGAGGAAGCTGTTCGGATGGCGCAACAACTCTTAGGCGAAAACCAACAACTCAAAAGCCGGATGCAGAATTTAGACAAAGGCTATCTAAGTGAATATGGTACACGCTTAGACAGTGAAACTACAAATGCAAAACGGTTGTACAAAGAAGCGTATGAAGCTGGCGACGCAGACAAG